CATTTTATTGACAAGTATCCGGTCAAGGTAAAACAGATATCAGGGTTGGCCAATGACCAACTAGAAAAAGACATAAGAGAGTCTGGAGATTATCTTCAAGGCCGAACCGCAGCGAAATGTCTTATGAATCGCTGGGATATGCATACCGTCTATGAATCCTTTGTACTTGTTTCAGAAAAGGCTATGGAGATTGCGAATGCTTGTCCTCTTGCAACAAAAACAGATACCGATGGCAATCCATTAAAGGTTCCTCTGTATCTAAGCGACACTTGGGGATTAGTTTATACTAAAGGACAGTCAACAAATATGCATAATCATTGGCCATCTCTCTGGTCTTATACCTATTGCGTGTTTGCTTGTGAAGACTGTTCGCCTCTGGTGTTTCCTAAAGCACAAAACCCTTTGAGTGTGTCACCGAAGACTTCTCAAATGATTGTGTTTCCTTCATGGTTGCAACATGAGGTTCCAATACATAAATGTGATCATGACCGTATCATGATTTCTGGTAATTTAAACATGGATAAAAAATAATGCTTCGTAATTTTGTGAGAGGTTTTGATAATGCTTTATCAAAAGAGATGTGTGAATCTCTAATTGAATGGTTTGAAAGTGAGCCGGAGGTAAAAACTGTAGAAACAAATCGTGAAACTCGTAAAGATAAGCAGATGTGGCTTACAGAGGCTTCTGAATTATACAGTCCTTTGCAAAAAGTAAAGTTTGATATGATGAGAGATTATTTAAAAGAATTTCCTTATGCATATCGGGGTGCTAGAACACTTACTACACCAGAATCTAAAATACAACGTACAAATCCTATGGGTGGCGGGTTTCATAATTTTCATGCAGAGATAAGTCATGTTGAAAACTGTAAACGAGCATTGGTTTGGACTATCTACTTGAATGATATTCCAGAAGGAGAAGGAGAGACAGAATTTTTATATGAGAAAATTCGTATACAACCAAGACAAGGTATGGGTTGTATATTCCCTTCTGCATGGATGTATCAGCATCGCGGTAATCCTGTACATACTCACTCCAAATATATTGCTACAGGATGGTATTGGTTTCCAGAGGAGCCACCGTTCACATGAGCTCATTAAAATCTATTGTGACTAATATTAAAAAAGAAAACAAGCTTGAGGAAAAGAAACTTACACAGCTAAGAACTAATCCTTCCTCTGTGCAATTTGACGTAAAATTTCCTGTGGTGCAAAAGGATTTGTCGGATGAAGAACTTCAAAAACGACTTGCACAAACATGTCGGGATATTGGAGATGTGCAGAAACTTAGTACCAATGTACAAGGAAGCATGACAGGTTGGTATATGCAGGAATCAAATCGCGATTTTATGGAACTGTGCCGACTTGCGATAGATGTTGCATATCAAAATTCTCCACGGCCTGGGGTTTCATTAATGCCCTATGATTGCTGGGGTGCTACATATTCTAAGGGCAACTATACTAAGACCCATGAACATTGGCCAATGATATGGAGTTGGGTGTATAATGTGGAGTGTTGCAACCGATGTTCACCATTGGTATTTGATGATTCTTCACACTCAATACAACCTAAAAGTGGTAATATGATTTTATTTCCTGGCTGGATTAGGCACTCTGTTCCGAAACAGGAATGTGATCATGATCGTATTGTTATAGCAGGAAACCTTGGAATGAATCCGTGGCAGTCAGTTACTGGCATGGAGGCTCGAAATGCTACTGGTATAAGTGAAGAGTTTAAAAATATAGCTAAATGGTTATATTAAAACCCACATTAACTAAATATGACCTACGATGATTAGATATAGAATAATTCACAATAATGATTGTCTATGTGATAATCTATCGAACGTAGAAGCAGATAGTTTGGTTCTTTTTTATAAAGAACAACATCCAGATTGGCAATTAGACACTCAAAAATATAATCATGACCACGGCGGGAAACATTTAGGGCGCGATCCAGACTTGCACTAATCCTTATAAATAGTCGAAAGACTGATTAAAGGATTATTATGGCTGAACAAAGTTACTTTATGGGTCAGGATGGGTTCATCTGGTTCGTTGGTGTTGTAGAAGATAGAAATGATCCTGAGCTCTTGGGTAGAGTTCGAGTTCGTTGTCTTGGGTTTCATACAGAAGATTTAAATTCGCTTCCTACTGTTGACTTGCCATGGGCGCATGTCATGCATCCTGTAACAGACCCCTCTATGCACGGAATGGGCAGTACACCTTCATTTCTTGTTGAGGGCAGCTGGGTAATTGGTTTCTTTCGGGATGCACAAGAAAAACAGCAACCCGTCATTATAGGTTCTTTGCCTGGAGCTCCGTCTGATTCAGCAGATTAGACTGAAGGGTTTAATGATCCACGGCATCCCGAAGTACCAAAGGATTCAAAACAAGTAGAATATAAAGGCACTCCTACCTATGGTCCATATCCCGTAGACGGTGTTGAGTATACTATGAAGTCTGGTCATAGTGTTGGAGAAAGAGATACTAATCGTTTAGCACAAGGCAAGACTTCAGAGACACATAATTCTCTTATCAATAGAAGACTACAAAGGTTGCGTGGTGATCCAACAATAATTGATACAACTGTTGGTGTTGATGATATTGCTACTGATTTTATTGGGTTAGTAAAGGGTACAGGTGTTCCTATTGCAACGCAGCCCTTTCTTGAACAAGTATCAGATGCTGCTGTTGAAGAGACTCGTGGATTTTGGAACGAGCCGCATCCTAAATCAGTAACAAAAAATGAAGAGGGTTATCGTTCTTCACAATATCCTTACAACCATGTTACTGAAAGTGAGTCTGGACATATACATGAGATAGATGATTCTCCTGGCCAAGAAAGATTATTTACACAACATACTTCTGGAACATTTGAAGAGATACATCCTATAGGCTCAAGGGTTGTCAAGATAGTTGGAGACAACTATGAGATTGTTGCTGGTAGCTCAAATGTTTCTATATCTGGTGATGTCAACTTGACAGTAGCAGGAACAGTAAGAGAGCTCATCAAGGGCGATTACCATTTAGAAGTAGAAGGAAACTATACTCAAAAGATACACAAGAACCATCGTGTCAAAGTTGGTGCTGGTGATGGTGGTGGAAATCGTGAAGAAGAAATAAGAGGCAATCATAGTTATCAAATTAATGGTTCTGTGAAAAGTAGAATTACTGGAAACATCGATACAACAATTGAGAAATCTGAGGTTAGAATTATTAATGATACAAGCAGCCTAAGTGTTCAAAATGCTATCAAGATTGTTGCGACAGGGCCCACATATCCCGGCTTCCCTGCAGCACCTTCTGGTGATATTGTTATAGTTGCTAATAATAATTTATCTACAACAACTTTATCTGGTATAACATCATTTAAGGCTGGTGGTAAGTTAAATATGAAATCTGGTTCAACTATGCATATCAAATCAGACACGATTGATATGGATGCAACAACAGAGCTTGATGTAGATTCTGCATTGATTAATTTGAACTAGGAGTAATAATGCCAGCTGTACATAGACATGAAGATGCAAGAGCTTGTGGTGCTACTACAGTAGTTAGCGAGAATACAACAGTTTTTGCAAACAGTAAATTAATTGCGATAAATGGAAATGTAAATTCTCATGGTGCTGGAGCATTAATTGCTGGATCAGATAATGTATTTATAGGTGGGGTTGCAGTTGTTAATAATACACCAGACTCAGCAGCAACAGATACTTTGGGTCACTCAAACACTCAAACTGCTGCTGGTTCTTCAGATGTGAATGTAGGAGACTAACTATGGCTGATTTTAAAGTTCCAAATCTGTGTGGCGCAAGTCCAGAGTTTAATGCGATTCAAACTAAATTTGAATCAATGATAACTAGCGCTCTTGATGGATTGGAAGGTGAGGCATCAACACTTAAATCTACTTTGGATACTAATGTTAATGCATTAGTAAGAGACTTGAAATCAATGATTCCAGAATTGCCAGAACTTCCTGATATTAATTTACAAGCACAGCTTACAAGTTTATCAGGATTATCTTTTGGTAGTGGTCTATACAATTCTTTACTTGCTGATATTACAACAAAATTTGGT